GGGATACGCCCGTAGTTGCCCGCAGCTTTGAGAACTACAAACGCATCGTCGGCCCTGACTGGGCATGGGCGCTGATTGACGAGGTTGACACCGTGCAGGAGTACATCGCCGCACGGGGCTACGAAAAGATCCTTGGCCGGATCCGGGTCGGTCATGTCAGCCAGGTTGTTTCCCTGTCAACTCCCGAAGGATTTGTCTGGCATTACAAGACGTTTGGCACCGTCGAGGCCCAGGACGACCCTGGCAAGCGGCTGATCAGGATGCGCACGCAAGACAACCCGCACCTGCCCGAAGCCTATCTCGACAACCTGCGCACCCGCTACACCGGGCCAATGCTTGTGGCCTACATGGATGGCATCTACGTCAACCTGAAGACTGGTCAGGTATACGACCGGTTCAGTCGTGATCATCACGTCAAGCCTCTGCCCGATGGGATGCGGGACACCGATCAGATCCTGGTTGGCATTGACTTCAACGTGGGCAACATGTCTGCCGTCCTGCTGGTAGTGCGTGGCCGGATTGTTCATGCCTTCGCCGAGATCATGGGCGCCCATGACACCGACGACATGTGCCGAAAGATCCGCGAGCGGTTCCCTGAACGTGCGATCTGGGCTTATCCCGATGCCAGCGGCGCCAACCGCAGCACCAACGCCAGCCTCTCGGACATCGGGATCCTGAAGTCTTACGGCTTCATCAACTACGCACCTGACGCCAATCCCCCGGTGCGCGATCGGGTCAACGTGGTGCAAGCTCTGCTGTTGAATGCCAAAGGCGAGACGCGGTTCTATGTCACCGAAGACTGTCCACGGCTGATCGAGGCACTAGAGCGCCAGGGATACAACGAACAAGGCGAACCGGACAAGAAGACCGGTTACGACCACCCCAATGATGCCGTCGGCTATCCTCTTCACCGCCTGTTTGCCGCTGAGCTGGGCTACGGCCCCGGCGGCCCCATGCGGATCACCACCGCCACCTACAGCCATGGCGCCGCCGCCCCGCCACCACGGGAGCAGGTGCCCAGGCGATCGCCTATCCCCGGCTTCCGATGACCACCCATCCCACCCAGGCCAAATCCATGATCCGCGAACTCACCGACCACAAAGTCAACCCTGCGGCGATGTTCCGCGCTTTGGGCGACGTAGCCCAGCGTTTCGGATGCATTGAGTTTAACTTTCAAGGTACAACTGATTTTGATGTTCTGCATTCGTTTGGGGCGCCCGAGCAAGTGGTAACTACTGGGATTGACTGCACCGCTACTTTCCGTTTCCTTTTGGATCAACCGGCCATGCGGTTGGCATTGGGTGCTGCCTACAAGCAACACAGCGGGAATGATGCTCCATTCCTGTCAAATCCAGAGCGTGAGGCCGTTGATTCGGGTCGCTGCACATGATTGACGCCACCCGGCTTCCGATGACCACCCACCAACCCGCCGAACCCATGATCCGCGAACTCACCGACCACAAAGTCAACCCAGCCAACGACAAGCTGAATGTCACGGTCGAAGACGGCCCTGGTGCTGGCGGGGCCCATCACCGTTACTCAATCACCGGATTTGACACTGCCAACAATCCAAGCAATGAAGATCCACAAGGTTATAAAGCGTCTTTTTCTAGGCAGGTGATACTTTTTCAGAACGGTCCTATCAACGAGGTAGGCGTTAATGGCATCACCCACGAAGCCTTGCTTGTGATCCTAATTGATCGTCTGCGCTGCTTTCAATCCGGTCCTTATAACTGCTTTGAAAACGCCTGCGCCCTGACCCACTTAGAAGCCGCTCAAGCGTCGTTGCATAGCCGCACCCGCGCCCGCATGGATCGCGGGGTTGAAGGCACCCACCAGAGGTAGCCCATCGCATTATCCGCCAACCCATCAACCCACCAAGCGCATGAACACCACCCCCCGCGACCCGCACCTGCCGCCCCCTGCGGTCGTTGATTGGTTATTGGAGCAGAACTGGTCGGAGATGATCCCCGTAACCTTGATTGAATACCACGGCTCTTTACCTCATGGAATGAGCCAAAGTAAATTATATGAATACCAGTTAGCCTTTTGCGAAATCGGTGCTGATACAGGTTGCCCCGTCTCCTTCCCGATTGAGGCGCTGGACGCTTTGCGCAAAGACCGGGACGCTCGCCAATCCGCCGGTTAATCCGCGTCCGTGAATCCTGCCGCCAGCCATGACCACCATCCCCAACCCGCAACCGCAACCCACCGATGGCAACCCTGAAGCTCCCGAAGGCACCGCTATCCCAGCTGATCGGCAAGCCGGTTGCGGGGACGTGGCGTCTTCGCCAGTCGTCGCAGGGGAGCCACCTGGAGTTATTCAGGTTCGGGGGGAGCTGGACGCCACCATCGCCAGCGGTGAAGATCCATCTGACGCCAAGCCACGTCGTGCTACTCGATCGCGGCGAGCTGTTCGTGCAGGAGGACCCCTTGAACAGCCGACCAAACCCGGCAGCCCGCCACGCACCGAGCTATCAGAGCGACTGATCGTCGAAAACCAGGGGCTTGCCCGCAAGGCCGCCAACAAATGGTCGAGGCTGTGCGGTCGGCCCTATGACGACTTCATCGGCCCAGCGCTGGAGGGGCTGGTGAACGGCTGCCGTCGTTACGATCCCGAGCGCATCAACCCTGGCACTGGTCGGCCGTATGCCATCTCTACCTGCGTCTGCCAATACATCGAGGGGCAGATTAAACATCACATTAGGGGTTGCTGGCTGAAGGCTTGACCCTGGCCCAGATAGTGGAGGCCATCCCCGCCTTTACCGAGGCGGAGATCACCGAAATGATGGGTGCCATGGTCGGCTCCGTTGAGCTTGAAGATGAGATCACCCTGCTCAGCGATCACCAGCCCCAGGCCGTGGATGAAAGCCTTGCCCCGGCGTTGTTCCGCCTCACTGAGCAGGCATTTAACAACCTGCGGCCCGCTGACCGTGGCCTGCTGGAGCGATGGGCTGCCGATCCGTTCAAGCGGTCCTTCCCGTCAGGGCCGATAATCCAATTCCACAACCGCTATAAGATCCAGCTGCGCGGCAAAACGCTGCAGCAGTTCCGCCAGGGGATGCTCGGCATTGACGTGGTTGCCACACCCCCAGCACCCAAGGCACGCAGCCCACGCCAGCCCCGGCCCGCAGTTTCCCCAGCTGTCCAGCCATCGCTGTTTGGCCGTAATCAGCGCAAGCCACACCCTAGGGCGGTAAAGCTATAGCCAGGCCGGAAAGCTCCAATAGCAGGCGAATAATGGGCGCTGGTGAAGTCGAGTCATCCTGGAACTGACCCCAAGCTGCCATCGTTTCAGCATCCGGTGCTGAGGCAGCACCGTGATGACCTAGAGCGTGCATATGACGCTTGGCATTGCCTCAAGAGTGACGGTGATGATGTCAAGCGCAAATACCTGCCACCCGAGCCAGCCGAACCACCCGAAGCTTATCAGGGCCGGCTAGGTCGTGCTGTGTTTCCCGATTTTTACAGGGCTGGCCTGGAGGGGTTCGCTGGGGTGCTATCACGCTCCGAGCTGAAAGATCCGCCGCCAACATTTGAGGCGAACAAGGACAACGTAGACCTAGAGGGCAATTCTCTGGAGGCGTTCTGGCTCACCGTGGATCCCCTGTGCCTGCGCGATGGCGCCGTCCCGATCATCGTGGAGATGCCAGATGGCCAGCCCACTGATGGGGCCAGTGAAGCGGCGGCAAGGCGGCGCCCCTACCTGGTCAGCCGCACCCGCGCCACCTGCCTCAACTGGCGGACCGCTGTAGTGGGTTCGGTTGAGGTGGTGACCCGCTGCACGTTCCTGGAATGGGCGGAAGTTGACAGTGAGGATGGCGACTTTGGGGTGAAATATGAGGAGCGCTATCGGGTGATCGAACCGGGGAAATGGACGCTTTACCGACTTGTGAAGCGTGCCGATGGATCCATGGTTATGGATGTGGTGGATGAGGGGCAGTACCTGGACTCGAATCAGAAGCCGCTGACCATCTGCCCAGTGGTTTGGTATTCGGCCGAGAAGGCTGGCTTCGGCCAAGGTGCGCTCCCCCTGCGGCAGGTGGTGGAGCGCTGCTTCCAGTATTTCCGCAATTCAAGCGATCTGGAAGAGAAAACCCACAAGTGCGCCATGCCGGTGCCTGTGGAGGAGGGCGGCCTGCCCCCGATGCCTGGCCAGCCAATCGCCCCGCTGGTGATCGGGCCCAACACTGTAATCAGGCTGCAAACGGGAGGGAAGTTCTACTGGTCTGAGCCTGCGGCCACGTCACTGGCTGAGCAGCGGGCTCAAATCAAGGAAGTCAAGGAGCTGATTGATCAGCAGTTGCTCGGCTTCTTGACCGGTGAAAGCAAAATCACCAAAACCGCCACCCAGTCGCAGCTTGAAGGCGGTCGAACCCAGGCAAGCATCAGGGCGATGGGCGAGCGCAAGAAGTCGGTAATGCAGTCCATATTTGCGATCTGGTGCCTCTACACCGGCGAGCAGCTGGCGGTAGGCGCCGGCCTGACGATGGACGAAAACGCCTTCGCCCCCCCGGTGGATGCGCAACGGGCGGACGCATTGCAGCGGCTGGCTGGTGGTGTTGAGCTGATCAGTCAGGAGAGCGGCGTAGCGGAGCTGATCCGTGGTGGCTTCAACCGGTCAACAACCAGCGTGGCCGATGAGATGGAAAGGATCAACCGGGAGCGGCCGATGCTGGGGGCACCGACGCCGGAGCGGGACGACCTGTCCACACCACTAGATGAGGAGCTACCGGGCGAGGATGAGGACTAAGGGATTGTGACGGATTGCGAAGTGTGCGGGCTGGTCGCTGCTGACCCGTAACGGACCGGCTACTGTATGGAAACCGGGGGAGATCCCCACTCAGCAGCCCAGAGGCTGCAATGAGCATGACCGCCGCCACCGCCAAGCTGGTGTTCGCCGATGAAGTCGGCGGCAGAATTGCTGGCTTCACGGTTCGCAGCGCTGCTGGCGTTGAGCTTTGCCGAACGGTTGAGCAACTGGAGGAGATCGGCGCCACTGCCTGGGCCAGCAGTATGGAGTTGTTGATATGGCTGAGCCGCACTCCCGAATTCTGGGGCCACGGCACCACCAGCGCCAAGTTCAAGGTCTGGGATTCGGAGTCCCAGCAAGTGCGGGAGGTGACAGTTCCCCGTAAGGGATGCGAAGAACCGCTATACCGCTATTAACTGCAGTGATCAGCAAGCACAGCCCCGATCACACGGGGCTTTTTCATGCCCTGCCCACATTGCGACAATTTGTGAACTGTCACCCCTCCCCCCGCATGTTGCGTAACGGACCGGCTACCATATGAGGACC